GTCCAGCAGGTCCCACTGGTCCTGCTGGTCCAACAGGTGGTACTGGTCCTACTGGACCTACTGGACCCACTGGACCAACAGGAACTGCTGGGAAAACAGTATTAAATGGTTCTGGAGATCCTTCTGGTCCTACAGGTTCAGATGGTGATTTCTACATTGATACTGGCGATAATGAAATCTTTGGTCCTAAATCAAGTGGTAGCTGGGGTTCTGGAACGTCTTTAGTTGGTCCTACAGGACCTAATGGACCAACTGGTCCGACAGGTCCGACAGGTCCAACAGGTCCTACTGGACCTAGTGGTACTGGTCCAACTGGTCCTACAGGACCTACTGGACCTAGCGGTTCTGCTGGTCCTACTGGTCCCGCTGGTCCTGACGGTCCTGACGGACCTAATGGTCCTACTGGTTCTACTGGTCCTGCTGGTCCTACTGGACCCGCAGGAGGCACTGGACCCACTGGTCCAACTGGACCAAATGGTCCTGATGGTCCCGATGGTCCTACTGGTTCTACTGGTCCTGCTGGTCCTACTGGACCCGCAGGAGGCACTGGTCCAACTGGTCCAACTGGTCCAACTGGTCCTTCTGGTACTGCTGCTGGTTCTGACACTCAAGTGCAGTTTAATAGTAGTAATGCTTTTGCTGGTTCTTCTAACATGGTGTTTGATGGAACTAATTTAGATGTTGCTGGTTTGAAGTTAGGTGGTACGGCTGTTACAGCTACTGCTGCTGAGTTAAACATTCTTGCTGGCGGTATAGGGGTCATTACAGACTTTGATCCATCATGGACAAACTTAACAGAAGGAAACGGATCGTATGATTACAAAGCCTTCTTGCAAATAAATAATTTAATTGTTGTTTCAGTAAGCTTTACTTTTGGTAGTACGAGCGCTATGAGCACTAACCCTAGTTTTACAGTGCCTGTAGCAGTAGCAGAAACAAACCAAATAGTAACTGGCGAAGGTTTAGCAGTTGAAGACGGTGGTAGCAGTTACCCTTTACTAGTAAACATGACGAGTAGTGAACTAGTTATTTATGACCAAGCCGTTGTAAGTAACAAAGTTATACGTTCCGCTGTGACTAGTGGAAGCCCATTTACGTGGGGTACAGGTGACAAGATTCAAGTAACAGCGACTTACTTTACTGGCACGCCATCATGAGTACTATTATTTCTCGTGCAGGCTGGAACAGCAGAGGACCAAAAAGCCCATTTAGTTACCTAAATAAGAAACGTGTTGTAGGCATTGCCATACATCATTCAGGCGTAAAAAACGGACCCAAAGGCGTAACAGCAGTCAGAGCATTTGAACGACATCACATGCTCGCTAACGGATGGAACGCAATCGCATACAACTGGTTAATAGACGAGCAAGGCGTTATCTACGAAGGTAGAGGCGCTGGTGTCGTATCAGCGGCAACACGCCCGTACAACAGTCGCACAGAAAGCATTTGTTACACAGGTGACGGCGACAAAAAGATACCAGCAAAAACACGAGCAAGCCTTACTTGGTTAATTGGTGACATACAAAAACGTTACAACAAAAAACTATGGGTAAAAGGACACAGAGAACTAGCAAGCACTAGTTGTCCGGGCAATGTGTTATTTGATTGGGTGAAGGATCATCGTAACGGCATTACGAAAGCGCAACCAAAAAGTAAGCCAGCAACAAAGAAATCAACAAAAACAGTTAAGCAAGGAGCTAAAGGTATTGTTGATGCGTTTGCTGAAATAGAAGCTCTAGTTACTTCCCGCCCTTTGAAAAAAGGTTCTAAAGGAGCAGCGGTTAAAGTGGTGCAACAGTTGTTGGCTGCTAAGGGATTGTATCGGTACAAGATAGATTCTGATTATGGCAGACTTACTCGAAAGGCTGTTGTGGAGTTCCAGAAGCGTCGGCTATTATATGTTGACGGCGTAGTTGGACCAAATACTTGGAAGGCGTTATTACGATGAAAGAATATCTAGATTTACTTGAAAGATGCGGAGCAACATTCGTACAAGCAGCAGTAGCCACAATTAGTGGTAACAGCTTCCTTGACATGGGAGTAAGTAACTGGAAACTAGTAGCAGCTTCAGGGTTTGCTGCTGTGTTGTCAGTTCTTAAAAGTTGGGCTGCTACCAAGGTTGGCGATAAGTCATGTTCCTTGGCTAGTAAGAATGTTCCATTTGAGGAGTCCCTGTACGGCGACGAGTAGTGAGGTCAGCAGGTGACAATAAACTACAGCTCATCTGCGGTTACCTACGCAAGTTCAAGCGTAAATTATTCGCAAGCAGACGCAACAGTAAACGCATCGACAATAGCGTGTACTGTAACTGTACCGGCTGTAACCGTAACAGCCTTTGCGAATGCTGCCGTTGCGGTAATTGCAGGTACGACGACTGTTCCTGCTCCGACTGTATCAGGGACAGCTAATTTAGCTCCTAGCGTAATAGCCACTAGCGCTACTACGCCGTCAGCAACAATATCAGGCACAGCTAGTGTTGAACCTAGTGTTATTGCTGGTGTCACGGCTACGCCTTCTGCGACTATATCAGGTACAGCTAGTGTTGCCCCTAGTGTTGTCTCTACGGCTGCTACAACGCCTTCTGCGACGATTTCAGGCAACGCTGATGTAGAACCATCAGTGATAGGTGGAACGTCTACAACGCCTTCTGTGACCGTCAGTATGGACCAGAACATAGATGTGTCCACAATTAGTGCTACAACGTCTGTAAATCAATTATTATTTAACAAAAAGTATGTGCCTGTATTTGAAAACACGGTTCCTACGTTAGACGTTACCAGGTTCCCGACTATTAGTCCTGCGAGGAACTTGCGGAGATTCTATCCTCCGACGGCTAGAGGGGTTAATATATTTATATTAAACGATGGGTCGGTAACGACTCGACAACCGGCAGACATGAGTACAGTTTCTCGGACAATATATGGTGGGCATGAATCCCCTACTGATTTTACAGAAGATGAATTAAACTCGTTAAAGAACGCTGGCTACGGAATAGAGGTTGAGGGTTATGCCACGGTATGACTATAAATGCAACAGATGTGAAAACGTTGAAGAAATAATACATGGTTTTGATGATGAGCATTCGTTCCATTGCGTTGATTGTGGGCAGGCAATGATTAAACTTATTTCTGGTGTGAACATTGCTCCTTCTGCTATGCCTTCTCGTAATTCTGTGATTGATTTAGATGCTACGAAGAAAGCTGAGAAAGCTAAGGATGCTGATATGTCTGCGTATAAGCGTTTGCGTAAGAGTGGTTTGCAACCTAAGTCTATTAATGGTTCAGCGCATTTAGAGAAGCATGCTGAGACTAAGAGCGAAATTCAGGCAGGTCGTTTGTATTCTAGTGATGCGAGTAGGAAAGAAAGCGAAAGACTTATGAATAGTATTGAGGCAAGATGACTGCTCAAACGTGGATAGATGAAACTAAGAACTTGTTGTTAACTGATTATGTTGAAGAACATGACCAGCTATCAACCGGGTTAGGTACAAGTGATACAACTGTAGCGTTCACCTATGACAGTTCTAGCATTGTTGAAGGATCAATTATTGAAGTAGGCACTGAGCTAATGTACGTTTTTAGTGTTAACGCTGTTACTAACGACGCTGTTGTCAAGCGTGGCTTTCGAGGCAAAACCGCTGCTTTACATAGCACAAATGATCTAGTCACTGTTAACCCTAAGTTCCCTACACAGCTTGTGTTAAACGCTATTAACGATGAGTTAGCTGATTTGTCATCTCCGCAAAATGGTTTGTATCAGATGAAAACAGTTGAGTTTACATACAACATAGCTCAAGATGGATACGATCTTACTGGCGTAACTGACGACGTTCTGACTGTGTACCAAGTGACGTACACTGATGATGGTTCTGAGAATACTGAGCCGGTGTTGCCTGCGTGGACTTTGCGACGAGATCGCAATACCGCTTCGTTCGCATCAGGGTATGCTTTGGTTCTGCATGATGACGCTAACTCTGGGCAGAAAGTCAGAGTCCAATACAAGACAGGATTTACAACTTTGGCGGCTACGTCAACAGCGTTAAGTACTGTTGGTTTGCATTCATCAGCGTATGATTTGCCGTCAGTTGGGGCAGCGTTACGGTTAATGTCTACTCGACCTGTCCGACGTGAGTTTATAGATGAGCAAGGGTCTAGCCGTAGAGCAGATGAGGTTCCTGCCGGTGCTATATCTGCTTCTATGCGTGACCTTAGAGCGTTGCGTGATACTAGAATAAATGCTGAAGCTGCTAGGTTAGATCAGCAATATCCAACGTATTGGATGAGGTCAGGGACTAAAACGCAGAACTCTTTTTATAGAGGGGTGTAAATGGTTCACAGAGCTGAACGGCTACCAGTTACATTAACGATAGATGCTGATGCACGTTCATACAATATTGATGTTGACCAGTATCGTCGAACGACTAT